ATAGATGCTTGGCTAGGACAATTGCTAGATGTAGAAGATCCAGGTGATTTGAATTTACTCATTATGAAATTCAATCGTATTGGTCGTTACATTGCAGTACAACCTAAACTAACATGGATCGTAGATAACTATGTATTCTATGCTAGTGAGAAGTACGGAGACTGGCTTATTACAGATTTTTCTAGCTTTTTCAAAAATAATGCAGAATTAGTAAAAACATATTCAGGCACATCATTAGACACAAAGTCACCAATTTTAACTCTTAATACAGAACCCTTATAAAAATTTGCAGGCTGAGTTGTCAGTCCTCCTTGAGATTGTACAGATTGTGCTGTGCCGTCAGATTCTGGAGTATGCGTGTTAGTAATAACATGGAACACCGAGGGGGCAATCTTCATAGGGAACCCTCAATGAGTCTATATCTAATTTTATCTTGCGGATATAGAACATGCGTTGCTGAATGAAATCCTAAACCGGACGTATATTCAACTACAGACCCAACAAACCTTACAGAGCAACCGGTGGCGAATGATGACAGAAAAAGTTAATCATTCGGGGTATAGATAACAAGGATGACGAGCATGGCATGTCTTTTTCCATTGGTAGTGCTTAAACAGCACTACCATGGTCTCTAAGCGGCATTGATATCCAATAAGATATATTCAAGTTATAGTTAAAAAGAATTTATTACCGTAAACATAAACAACGAACGAAGTGAGTTGTTTAATGAGCGATAGCTCATTGCTAAAAGAAAACCCGATGTAGATAAATGAGTAACTATGGATTAGAAGAATGGAAGTTTAGACTTACGTGTTGTTTCTAAGTTATCTTCTATAATTTTGCTTATGGATTTTCTTTCATAGGTGCTCATGTTGAGTAGGTCTGTATATGATACACTACCTCTCATATACCATGCCATCTTTAATGCTCCGGTCTTAATCTCCTCACATTCTTTCTCCATCTGATTTAATAGGCCCTTAATCCCTTCGGAGTCTAAGGAAAGTAGCCTCATGCGAAAAAATCAGTTACATTAAGTACAAAGGGTTGTTTATATTCATATCCACAATTACCGCATGTGATATCTAGTGGTTTGCTTTCTGTGGTTGCTCTTAATGCAATATTGGTATCTTTAATCAACTCAAATGTTTTGTTATCACAGTTTTCTAGGAATTCTGATATGAATTCAGATTCAAATACTGTGGCCATAGGAGTTTTTATATATTCAATCGTGTATGTTAACAATCTAACAGTAATCTTATTGATATTTCTCATTAATTCAGCACCCCTAGTTCCACGTTGTTCCGCAGTTTCTAGTGTTTCCATTTCTTTAATAATTCGTTGAACATCAAATTGAGCCAAGTTAACTTCATTGATATATTTGTAGGGCAAGGGTCTAAACTTAATAAGCATATCTTCAATATTCAATGGGTTAGTATAATCGCCTGGCCTAAATCCTGCTAGAATCCCTGATAATTGTACATCATATCTAGCCTCTTCTTTGCAACTAGGACATTCAGTTGTAATATCCATAAGATTACCTTCAGTAGCAATACGAATTGCAACTAGGATAGGATCTAAATCAACTGCGGTAACAGACCACGGGTCTTTGATATTAGGTATACAACTTTTGATTAGTTCTACTACTGCGTTTCCATTAAACAAAGCATCAGGAGTTCTAATAGTGATATCATCAATTGCAGTCATAGGGTATACTGGTAACTCACCGTTCTCTGGCATATCTATTGCACCTTCTGGGTATCCATTCCCCCCGCTAGGAAGCTTAAAGTATAATGCTGGTCTACGAAAGTATTGTTGAAGTGGGTTAGTTGCCATAGTTTCTCCTGATTTTTAATATACTAAATACAATTAGTACCATTTATTTATAGGTTAAAAACATATGGCAGATATTAATCCCGACGAATTACGAGAGTTTATGGAAGCGTTCAGAACCAGTACCGGCACTGCTGGCCGCGAACTAGGTATGTTGGGTGATGCTGCTAAAAATGCAGAAGAAGCCCAAAAGAAGAATATGGCGGCAGTCAAAGGTGCAGCCGACTGGATGAGACAATTAGGCGGTACTGTAATGAGTGCCGAGCGAGGTACGGGTAAATATGCAAGTGCAGTAACATCTGTTACTGATGCAGTAGGCGATGCCGCTAGTAAGTTTGGTATATTAGGTATTGTTGTAGGACAAGTCATTAAAATATTTGGTGGCATGGTTGCCGCTAGTTTAAAACAGAATGATGCATTAATAAAAAGCTACAGATCATTAAGCGAATTTGGTGCAATTGATAGCTCCGGTATAAAAGGTACACTAGACTTAATTCAGAACTTAGGTGGTAATACTGAAAATGCAGATGCATTTTTGTCTTCATTAAAAGCAAATGCAGAAGGATTGACTGTATTTGGTGGAACTGCGGCAGAGGGTGCTAGTAAATTTAGCAAATCGGTACAAAATATTGTTAACGGTGCCGGACCTTTAGGTAAACAGTTAACTAATCTTGGTTATACAGTAGAAGACATTACAAAATATGGTTCACATTTTGTAGCTCAACAAAGTATCAATGGTAATATATTGAAAAAAGATGCTTTGTCCACATCAGCAGTAATGGGTGATTATCTTAAAAATCTATCTGAATTGTCTATGCTGACGGGTAAAGACAAAGACCAAGCTCAAGAAGCATATGATGCACAGCAAATCGAAATAGGTTGGAGACTTAAACTAAACGAGATTGCTAAAACAGATCCTGATAAAGCAAAAAGAATGCAGGATGTTGTAGCAGGAACAATGTTACTGAATAAAGAGGCCGGCTACGCACTTATAGATATGCAAACCAATGGTGCAGCAACAACACAAAAAACTAACATGAATATGTTATATTTTGGTGATACTATAGCAGGTCTTGATAAAGTAATCAATGGTACTGGTGATGTAGCAGAAGGAGTAATGAAGTCTTTTAAATCAGGCCAAGGTCAATTAGAATCTAGTATTACACAATTTGCTCCTGTTGGAAAACTGAATGCAGATGCCGCCGGCGAACTTGCATTAAATGTTGAAAAATTAAATACAGCCAGATTGGTTGAGAACTCTAATCTTGGTAAATTTAGAGAAAATCTTGACAAAATTACCAAATCAGGTGATAATAGACTTAATCAAGAAAATGATAGGGAAAAAACTGCTCGCCTATTAAAGAATGCAGAAGAACAGTTTATATTCTCTATAGGTAATCAAGCAGTACCTGCAGTTGGTGGTTTAGTTTCTATTTTCAATACATTAGGGTCAGTTCTTGCTAGTATGGTATATTGGATTACCAAGAAGATGGGAACACTTCTTGGTACGGGTACAATTGACATGCGTAGTATGTTCACAACATTTGATACTATGGGTGATGTTGTTGATGCTTTGGCTCAAAAACAAAAAGAAGAAGTTGATATAAAAGAACAACTGAATAAGTTAGCTAAAGAAGAATCTGATAAGAAACAGGAATTAATTGATACTGATAAACAGTTAGAAGAATTAGGTAAAAAGAAAACTGCACTTACTGCGGCAGAGATTAATAAACTACATGAATTACAAAGAAAACATTTAGATTTACCTAATCAAATAAAAGAGATTCATGCAAAAAATGAAAAAGAACGTGAATCATTAAATCAACAACTATCACAAAATAAAGCAGAACAAACACGTGCAATGAATGCCGGTAAAGCACTCAGCATGACAAATGAACAAGCCGGTGCTGCTCCTGGTACTGCTAGTGGTTTTTCACCGCATCACATAGCAACTGAAGGGTTGCTAGCAGGTTTGAACATAAAAGAAGGTGATGTATTAGGTGAAGGTCAAACAGTAAATCCTAAAATGCTTGAAATAGCAAGACAAATTCAAAATGGAATTCCTGGATTTGCATACTTTTCTGCATTTAATGATCAATATCATCAGAATTCAGATAAAACTACAAATAGTAAACACAAACAAGGTTTGGCAGCAGATTTTGCATTATCGGCGGTACCTGATGATAAGCAATGGCAATACATAAAAGAAAACATAGAAAGCTATGCTAAGAGTATGGGTAGTGCGGCGACGGTATTAAATGAATATAAAGATCCTAGTAAAGGTGCAACCGGTGGACACATCCATGCAGAAATTTCTGGTAAAACACAAGGTATGTTTAAAGGCCCTGAGTCCGGATATTGGCTAAAAGCACACGGTGAAGAAGCGTTGATGAATGAGCAAGGATTGACGAACCTTATTACAAAAGCTCAATTACCAGGTAATGGTGGCAGTTTAAATGATGATTCTATTTCTGCCTTGTTAGATGTAATGGTAGATTTGAATGATAAATTTGATTCATTAATTAATTATTCAAAGAGACAATTAGATGTTAGTAGCAACATTTTAACATATACAAAAGCTTAATTGATAAATATATAACTATGGCATATAAAAAGCGTTTTACTGGCCCGAACACAACTGGTCAACTAAGTCCTATTTCAGGTAATAATAGCAACCAGGGTGCTTGGAATGGCGGGGGAGGATCGCCCGTTAACGGCAGTACACCGAATGGTAATGGTCCAGGCGGCTATAATAATCAAGAATTTGGTTATAAAAACTATCGTAGTCGCTTACCAGAAGTATATACAGGACATCCAAATCGCATAGAGCGCTATAATCAGTATGAAATGATGGATGTAGATGCTGAAATTAATGCATGTTTAGACATTATTGCTGAGTTCAGTACACAGATAAATGAACAAAATAGAACACCTTTTGAGATAGTTTTCAACGAAGATCCTACTCCCCATGAAGTAGAATTGGTTAAAAAGCAGTTACAACAATGGTGTAAACTTAATGAATTTGATACTAGAGCATTCAAAATCTTTAGAAATTCTATCAAATACGGTGATCAAGTATTCATTCGTGATCCAGAAAACTTCAAGTTATACTGGGTTGATATGACTAAAGTGACTAAAGTTATTGTTAACGAGAGCGAAGGTAAAAAGCCTGAACAATACGTTATCAAAGACATTAATCCAAATCTACAAAATTTAAGTATTGCTGAAAAAGTTAGTACAGACTTTGCAATGAGTCCAGCAACTGGCTTTGGTGGTACAGGTGGCGGTGGTTCTGCTCAAGGTTACACAGTTCCAAGTATGCCAAACGGGACTGCAGGCAGTCGTTTTAGTTTAGCACTAAACGAAGCCGCTATTGATTCAAAACATATATTACATCTAAGCTTGACGGAAGGTTTAGATAGATATTGGCCCTTTGGTCAATCAGTACTTGAAAATATTTTCAAAGTATATAAACAAAAAGAATTGCTTGAAGATGCTATTCTTATCTATCGTGTGCAACGTGCACCTGAACGTAGAGTATTCAAAATTGACGTAGGTAATATGCCAAGTCACATGGCTATGGCTTTTGTAGATAGAGTTAAAAATGAGATTCATCAAAGACGCATACCAAGTGTACAAGGTGGTGCAAGTGTAATGGATGCAACATATAATCCATTATCAATGAATGAAGATTACTTCTTCCCAGTAACTGCTGATGGTAGAGGTAGTGATGTTACAACCTTACCCGGTGGTGATAACTTGGGTCAAATTGATGATTTGCGTTATTTTAATAATAGATTAGCACGTGGTTTGCGTGTTCCTAGTAGTTATCTACCACAAGGTCCTGAAGACAATCCTACGCCATTAAGTGATGGTCGTGTTGGTACTGCTATGATTCAAGAGTTTCGTTTTAATCAATATTGCGAAAGATTACAGAAGTATATCAGTCAAAAATTGAATGAAGAGTTTAAATTGTTCATGCGTTGGAGAGGATTAAACATTGATAGTTCATTGTTTGATATTAAGTTTAATGCTCCTCAAAACTTTGCAGCTTATCGTCAAAGTGAACTAGACAATGCACGTGTATCAGTATTCCAAACTATGGAAGCATTTCCTTATATGTCTAAGCGTTTTGCAATGGAACGTTTCTTAGGATTAACACAAGAAGAGATTGAAAAGAATCAACAATTGTGGTTTGAAGAACGTGAAGCCCCTGAAGATAGTGAAACATCAGGTAGTGATTTGCGTAGCATTGGTATTAGTCCAGGCGATATGGAGACAGATACTGAAACTGCTGATGGTTTAGAAGATATGGGAACTGAAGAGTTAGGACCTGATGGTATGCCTCCAGCAGTAGCAGGCCCTGAAGCAATGCCGGCTGGTGGTGCAGGTGCTCCCGCCGGCGCGCCAAATATGTGATAAATACTTCATAGGAAATAACCAAGTGAAATTATTTGAAATGTTTGACGCAGCTATAGAAGGTTATCAGGATACTAGTTCTGATAATAGTAAACCTAAGTGGAAAGATAGCCGTAAGACAAAATTGACACTACGTCAAATCAGAAAGTTACGTAAAATGTTAGATGTTCGTAACTTTGAAAAAGCACAAAATCTAAAAAAAATCCGCAAACAATATACTCCTGCAGCACCTGAACAACCAGGTTTATAAGATAAATCGTTTATCTTTTCAAAAAACGCTAAAAATACTCACTTATTGAGTAGTTTTAATGTATATGCACTAAATAATTCTACAGAAGCCATTCTATTCAGGAGACAAATAATGGACAACAAAAAATTTGAAAAGTTAATTGATTTAATTATCAATGAAGATGAAGAACAAGCACGTGCAATGTTCCATGATATCGTTGTTGAAAAAAGCCGCGAAATCTATGAGAACTTAATGGCACAAGATGAAATGCAAGAAGGCGACCAAGTTGGTGGCTTATTAGATGAAATCGGTCATGAAGAAGAAGGTATGACTGAAGAAGAAGACGAATTTGCTGATATCGAAGTTGGTGATGACGGTATGGGTGATGACGATTCTATTGAAATGGGTAGTGACGAGATGGATCATGAAGGTGGTGAAGAAGACCTAGAAGACCGCGTTGTTGACCTAGAAGACAAATTAGATGAACTCATGGCTGAATTTGAACAGATTATGGGTGGCGAAGAGCATGGTGACGAAGGCGAAGAATCTTTTGGAGACGAAGAAGGCGCTGAAGACCAAGATGACGAAGATATGATGGAAGCCGCTGACGATGAGGAAGACGAAGAAGAAACTTTAGAAGAAGCAATTCAACTAAAGAAAGTTTCTGTAACTCATGGTGATAATGGCGAGCAAACAAAGAGTCCAGTAAGTAGTGGACCAAAAATGCCAGGCAATGGTGCATCAGCAGCTAACATCGCTAAAGGTGGTGAAGCTAAAGGTGGTACAGTAAAAGCTCCAGCAACAATTCCAGGTAATTATAAAAATGCTCCAGGATCAACTTTCTCTGAAAAGGGTGAGACAGCTCCTAAAGCTAAAGCAGGTGACAATGGTTCAAATACTAAATCAGTAATTGAGTCTAAAAAGTCTGCTAAAAAGATTGTTAAATAAGGTAACCTGAGATAATGGCTTTGTATCTTAGAACGGTAAAAGAAAGATTGAATAGTAATACTCAAGCATTCTTATACAAATGGACTCACATACCAACTAAAAAATGGTATGTGGGATCTCGTACTGCAGCCGGATGCCATATTAATGATGGCTATATTTGTTCTAGTAATGAAATAAAACCTATGATTATTGAAAACAATAATGAATGGGAAAGAGAAATTTTATGTATTGCTGATTCTAAATATATTTTAGATTTAGAAAATAAGTATTTGACAGCGCTGGATGCAAAAAATGATTCTATGAGTTTTAATAGACATAACGGTGATGGAAAATTTACCTCTACTGGTAAAAAGGCATCATTAAACACTAGATTAAAAATGAGTAAATCTAGAAAAGGTATTAAAAAGTCACAAGAACATAGAATTGCACTTAGTATTGCACATAAAAATGCAGATTATATTTTACACAGACAACCAAAATTTGGTGAAGAATCTCCTAATTTTAAAGGTTTTTATATTTCTCCAAACAATCAGAAATTTACATCAGCATATACTGCTGCAAAAATCGTTGACTGTTCGGCAACTACAATACGTAAGTGGTCTAAAAATATGATAAATGGCTGGAAATTTCAACCTAAGGATGTATTATAAAATGGCACTTTACTTAAAAGAACAGCTAACTTTTGACCGCGCACAAATGGTGGTCGAGAGTGAAGGTGAAGGTAGTAAGAAGAGCCTTTACATGAAAGGCATCTTTATTCAGGGCGGGGTTAAAAACGCAAACGAGCGTGTTTACCCTGTATCTGAAATTGAAATGGCAGTTACTACACTCAATGAACAAATCACTAACGGTTATAGCGTATTAGGTGAAGTAGATCACCCAGATGATTTGAAAATAAACTTAGATCGTGTATCACATATGAT